CATCGTAAATCATCAGTGCAACCCGTTCGCGGAATGCTTCGACTACGCTCTGCTCGCTGCGAGTTCGCACCGTAGGCACCGCTTCTTGGTTAATGGAATGTTGCATGTGCTGCACCACCATTTCGCATACTGATACTCGCCTTCGTTGTTAAGCCGTTGACGCATCGGCCGGATGCCGTCGCGTACCTTTTTAAGTGCATCCGCACGGTTTGCACTCATGCCAAGCATCTCTTCGTTTCGGTGCCGATCCGCCAAGCGTTCGAGGCGAAGTATAACACCTCGATCCTTGGCTATCTCGACCATCTCTGAAACAACCTCGGAATAACTTGACCCAGCAGCGATTGCCCTAGAGCATGCACTGCAGTGCTTGTCACCGCTCTTGATGTAGGACGGCGACAGAATCTTTTCGCAGCATCTGCACCGCATGCTAGTTCCTCGCCATCGGCATGATAACTCCTACAACGTCACCGGAAGTTAATACAACCGGATCGCCTGATTGCTTGTACTTCAATTCAACCGTTTGCTCTTTGCCGAGCGAACGAAGGAAGTCGGCCAAGTACGTATGATCCACCGTCAGTTTCGCCGCCGTGTCCGCCTCGCATCCCATGACAACGCTTGACGCTCCAACCTCGGCGGTCTTAGCAGTCGCTGTCAATTCGCCGGATGCAATAACAAGGTCGATACCGCGACTGTCTTGATCGTTGACGATTGCCGCTTGCCTCACGACTGAGAGAAACTTTTCTGCATCGCACCGAAGCGTAGATGCTCCATCTGTCGATGGTACGACCTTCCGCCAATCTGGATAACGCCCTTCGACCAATCGCGTCTGTAGCGAGATGTCACCGCATACAAACACCGCTGAAGCGTGACCGATCATTACGTCAACTCCGCATCCTTCCGCTGCGATTATGCGTGATACGGCCTGTAGTGGCCTGATGGGCACGATACCGCTGACCGCTGCAACCTCTCCGGCAATCTGACAGGATGAGACGGCAAGCCGCCGCCCGTCAGTTGCAACGCATGTAAGCCGCTCTGAAATGTCGAATAGCACTCCGCCTAGTTGATACCGCGTAGACGTCAAGTCAGTTGCGTAGATCGTCTGGCGGATCGCATCCGCAAGGGCAACGCCCGGCACTCCTGCCGCTCCTTCCGCCGCGTCAATCTTGACGCTCGGAAACTCGTCGGGATTCGGCATCGAGAGCGTAAAGCCGCCCGATTGCGTTGTGATCCGCAATTGGTTATCAACCTCGATATCAACAGTATCGCCTCCGCAATCCTTGAGGATTGATGTTACCTTCGAGGGAAGTAGTAACGCTTTGCCGGGACTCGACACATATTGAACCGCGTCGGCAACATCGCAGACGATTGACAGTTCGTTGTCAGTTGCCTGCATGTTCTTTGCACCCTCGCAAGTAAACTTGACGTATCGAAGCACTTCGTTTTGTGGCTTGTTGCCAACAATCGAAGCCGCGATTTCGAGCGACTTGAGAAACGGTAAACGCTGGACTGTAACCTTCATACCTAACCTCCATTAACTCATAACGAACCGGCTTTGCTTGGCATCCTGCCAGGCAAGCCAACAGTAAAACAATTCGCATCTTGCTGTACCTCCAAAGGATCGGGCAGGATTCGCACCTGCTGTGCTGAGTGGCTTACCGTGATCTCAGTCGTACTAAACGCTCCGACCCTCACCGCTTTTGCGGTTGCTCGTTACTCAATCGATCCGCTCACCAATGCAAACTGCTTGCGAATCTTGACCGGGTCAGTCGTGTTGATAATCAACGTCTCAATCAAATCAACCGCATCGCTCTGATTCGTGCCGTTACCAATCGCAACGCCCACCGATGGCTTTGCAATCAGGTCGTTTGCACCGTCTAGCATGCAATTAGACAGCGTACCAACTGATCCACCGACCGCTGCAACGCAGGTGCGATTAGCCGCCGCTGTAGCCTTGCTAGTGATCTTGCTATTGGTCAAGGCAAAGTCGCAAGCACTCAAAAATAATGCGTTGCTGTTTCGCGTTGTGGTCCAATCCAGGTAGGTCGCTTGGATCGATGGACGCGACGTAGGGGATGCGTAGGTTTGCAGTGTACCGCAAACGCCTAACGCATCAGGCCCAACAACAACCGGATCGGATGCCGTGCCGTTGACGATTAAAGCCCCGTAGACTTGCATAGGCAAGCCCAAGTTGCTGACTCGGACATTTACGCCAGCATCGAGGATGAGCGTACCGCCGGCACGAATAACGACTTGCTGCGTCATCGTGTAATTGCCCTTTGGCACCGTGACCGTTTGACCAGCCTCGACAAATCGAGCTGGAAACGGAGTTTGTGCTGAAGCAACCGAACCAATCACCAACAACGCAACTGACAAAACAAAACGTAACATCTAGAAACCTTTCAAAAACAAACAAACAAAACTGAAACTGATTAACCAACCGATTACCAAGGCCGACCCTGCCCATCCTGTCGAGGTTGTGCAACTGGTGCTTGTGTTTGTTGTGGTACGCTTCGCTCTAACTTTGCGTAACCTTTGACGCGATTGACTTTCGACGTTGTGCCGTTGTAAGTGTTGTCCTTAACTCCAACGCTTAATAAGAGTGGGTGGTTGCAAAGCTGCGAAGTGTCCGAAACCTTGCGCCCAACCGTTGCTTCGCAGATCGCCTTGAGTGTGCCGCGTGCTATTTTTTGCGTGTCGCTATCAGGATGCCATAGGTTCAGATTGTCCCATAACTTCCTGCCTTGATACTCCCCTGCAATCACCTCCAGCTCAAACTCGACGTAACGATTACCGTTTCGGCTCGTTTTTTCTGTCGTCGTCGTAATTACCGCCTGGTACTTGCCCTCAGGCAATACACCAACAGGACGCGATGCTTCGTATTGGTCTAAATCAAAATCAATGTTCATTGCTATTCTCCAAACTGAATTTCACTTGCTGGATCAACCACCGATGCGGCTACGCTGCCGCTCGGCTTGATCTCGTTTTTCGTTAGGTATGGATAGAAGGATGCGATGTCCATCGCAATCTCATCCGGCATACCTAAGCGGTTTTTCGCTTCGATGCTTTGCATGTTGTTGCAGACGATGACGCGATCTCCCTTCGCCGCTACCGTTCGCTTCCCTTCATCCGCCTTGCGTGCTATGCGACGATGCTTGCAGAATAGCACCTCGTCGCACCATTCACTCACACAAGCCGAGCCGACGCGATGCAAAGCGGGTCGGTAGTAGTTGTATCCGTCGCCTTCCGGGTCTGCAAACTTATCAATAGTCTCATGGCAAGTAAGCACGATGTTTCGCCCTTGTTTCCAAAGGTAGGTCAGCCCCGCGAATACGTCTTGCCATGCTTTCGCTAAAGACTGGTAGCCCTTACCGAATCCGATATCCTCGATGGTCTTTTTGCCGTGTGCGGATGCAACTTCGAGCATCAACAACTTCTCCAACCAATCGACCGTATCGATCACGATTGTGGCGTAATCCGTCTGCGGTAACTCAAGAGCTAGTAGCTGCTGGAACTCTTTGTAGCTGCGGATTACGTCCGTCGAATCGCACTCGATATCTCCGATGCCATCCTCCATATTGAGGAATAGCGGATGCGGAAACTGACTCGCCAGCGTTGATTTGCCTACGCCCGGCTCGCCGTAAATGAGCATTCGACGCGAACGCGATTGCTTGCCTTTGTTGATCTTCATAGCCTTACCTCCTCACCGAATGCCTTGAACTGTTCGGTATTTAAGTCATAAATCTCTTGCATGGCACCGGGATCGATTGCCGACCAATCGACCGCAAAACCGGCGTCACGCATGTACTCAAATTCTCTATCTAGCTCCGCATCGCAAAGTTCCCTTGCGTGCGTTTGCGGGAAGCGACGGAATGCCATCGCTTGCCCTTCGTCGGATGCAATCTTGATCCAAAAGCACCAGTTCACTTCGCACCGTCGCTTTCTGTTGTATCAAACAACTTCCTAAACTCATCAACCCTCGAAGGATCGCAATACAACGCCACCCCTATCTTTGTCATCTCTCCGCGTTCACAAAGTTGACTGGCAACACACGTGCCCTTGTGGATCGTCGATAGAAATTCCGAATTAACAAAACCGAAATCCTTGACCCTTTGGCGTATTCGCCCTCTGTTGGTTATGTCTTTAGGCGGCTTCGCTTGAAGTTCAACAATCTCTCCTTTCACGCCAAAACGAATTAGAGCGTTTTTACACAAGGTTATCTGGCTCGCCTTCTTGCCAGTGCCAGTATCTCTGATGTGCGTAGGCATCAGCGGCCTGACTCCTGCGAAGTATTCCGACTTGGAACACGGCCCGTTCTCAATGATCCACTTCTTTGCGATTGCAAGCCATTTGCCAGCGTCCCGCATTTCTACAAACTCTTGAGCAATTCGCATAGTCTTGCAATCTCCTTTCTGTCATCAACGGAGAGGCTTGCCAACCCGATCTTGGTAATCTTTGCAAGTTGCGAGATTGCCGTATTAACCGACCGCATCAGCATTGGCTTAGCTGGATCAACTCCGGCCCGTATCGGCTTAGGCTTTGACGCTACGGACTTGATAGCCTCAACCATATCCTGTTCGTTGTCGCAAGCATTCGCAAGTTCAATCGCTCGCTCAACTGCATCGAAGGATGCCGACCGTGATCGCATCAACTCGCCAAAAGATTCTCGCACGGTGCGAAGCGTCAGGTACTTCTCAGGTATCCGCTGAATCATCTTTGCGTTCTTCGGAGTGTTTTCGACTCCTAGCATGTCGCTGTATTGCAGTTGCTTGCAATGCTTAGCAATCGAAGTCGGCGACAACCCAAACAAGTCCGCCGCTGCTTTTTGCGTGTTGCCAAGCTGAATGTACTCGGCGGCTTTATTAAGCAACTCAAGATGCGAAAGCGGCTTTCCGTTCGACAGGTTTAACGCAACGCAAACCGCTTTGAACTTCTCGCTATCAACTTCGATGACGTAGCACTGAACCAATTCATCCATTCCGAATAACTCAAGCGTTGCCGTGCATCGATGATTGCCACCTGCGACGACATACCGACCGTTCGGAGTCCGTTGCAGCACGACTTTCGGCATTGAGCAATTGTTTTCAATCGCTCTCTTGATGCGGTCTTTGTGGTGATCGTCGAGGAACTCTTCGCGTGCCAAATTCTCACGCGACTTTTTCCAGTCAATCATCTTTAGAGCAACCGTGCCATCAGCGTAACTCACGCCTAGACGCTCAAGCGTCTCAATAGCCGCAGCGTCTTCGATCCACCGAACATGCAACTCTTCGTTTGTAAATTTCACTCTCACTCACCTCCCATTAAAAACCACAGAACCAAACCGACCACGCTTAGCACGGTGCCAAGCTCGCAAAGGTCGTTGATTAGGTAACTCATTCGCAATCATCGCAATGCGTTACACCAGCAAACAGGATCGCCGCTACACCCGCAGCGAAACCAAGACCGAAACAACCGAGTACGGTTAAGAGTAAAGCCATTATCTCAACTGTCCTTTCTTCTTAAGTTCCGCTCGTCGGCGAACTGCAAACTGCCTCCATGCACCAAATGTTCGTTGGTTCGGTCTGTTCTTGCCAAACCAATCAGCAATCCTCTTTTGCGAGTAACCGCTCAAGATCAACGCATCGCAAGCCTCATCTTCTCGCTCGTCGTACGGCATCCCGTCGCGGCTATACTTGGTTGCCTGAGTCGCGGCAGGTCGCTCTGTAGCCGCCACCTTGGGGGCTGATGATGTCTTGCATGAAGTCCCTCCCATCCAGTGATTTATAATCATCACCTGCTGCTCGTACGGCAACTTCAAAATAGCCTCTTGCACTTCAAGTATGTTCACAATCACACCTCCAAAAACTTAATTTGAAAAACAGAAAAACCATTCTCGAAAAAACCTGCGTACTTGATCTCGACGAAACTACACCTTTCAGAGTCAGTCAATTCCATCGGCAAGTCATCTTCAATCGTTACCGTCGATTTCGTCTTAGGTCGATGAAACTTCAGCTCCACCGGCTGATATAGCATCATCGCTCACCTCGCCGGATTCGTTCGCCAAGTTGCTTGCGAAAGTCTTTGGGCTTCTCGCCTGTGATCCTTGCCGCTCGATCTAGGCAAGCCTCACCGACAAATTCACTGAGCGTTACGCCCTCGAGGGATGCCGCTTTGCGGATCGCTTGCACCCATGCGGATGGCTGCGTCGTGTCTAATCGTGCCGACTTACTCACTTGTCACCTCCACGCCGAATGGAGATGTCGAGCCGTCGATGTGGCGGAATACAAGCCGCTCAAAAGCCTGTTTCCAATCAAACACCTCGACATCTTTGCCAAACGCAACCCAGACAGAACTATCGTTTGCGGAGACGATAGCGTAAAAACCATTAGCGTAAAAACCATTGGTCTCTCCTTTTTTCAAGTCCACAGCAATTCCGTCTAGCCGCTTTGCCACATATTCAAAAGCATTTGCAAACGGTCGGAACTGCTTCGGCTTTTCGATCTTGCGAAGAATGGGGAAGTCGCAATCGCTCACATGCTTAGATTCCCACTTGTCGACCCTGCCTTTGAACAGATACCATTCGCCCTCGGTGACAAAATCGATCCGCACCAACTCCCACCCCTCCGGCACGCCGGGAACACCCTTGAAACCTTGCTCACTCATCCTTGTCGCCCTTTCGTATAAAGTCTAAAAACTTGTGAAGATCATGCGACGCCCTGCTGAGCGTCAAACTCAACTCGATCATCTTGCCTAAATGGGCGTGCCCTACGTGATCGCCCTTTTGCGTGTCTGGCATCAGGTCGAGTTGCTGAGCGATTGCATCGAGCAACATCGATGCTGTGTTAATCTGTGCGTTGTAGTGGTCGTGGATTCCGCTCATTAGGCCACCTCAAAACTACAATGCGTCAATATCGACTCAATTGACTCGGCGTCCCAGTCGCCGCCTAATCGCTCCGCTGCCGCTTCGAGAACCTCTTGCGTCAACTCGGTCGACCGTCGCGACTCCATCGCGTCAGAGACGGCGTTAGCGGCCTCCATTGCGTCATGGCTCGCACCGCCCATAAACTCCCAAAGAACTGTAAATGTATCTGTCATCGCATTACCTCCCAAGAAAACTAAAGACTAAAACCAAGACCGCCGTAGCGGTTTCGCCGTTCCCGGCTCGTCAGTTGGT